ATTGATTCCCTCTCCGCCAGCCAGTGTGGATGCCAATAGAATTCTGGCTCCGGTTTTCTCGAACTTCTGTAATACTTCGTCCCTTTGTTTGTCATTCAGGTCAGAAGTATACATCAGTGGTTCTTCAAATCCACCTTCTCTACAGAGGATATCGAGATTGTTTTTCAAATCGGTTCCGGCGACATGGTGATGATAGAATACTACCATCTTCTCATTATTGTTAATGAGATAATCCGCAACCAATTCCGTAGTGGATTCGACTTTCGACAGCGAAGTGATAACCCGCATCGCAGTGATATACTGCAATAGGTTATTGAATCCAGCGAATGTTCTAGTTGCACCTTCCGCATCAGCTTGCGTATACTTCTCAACGAATTCCCGATACACAGTATCGTATCGTTCTTTGTATTTACCCTGCAAATCAGAGTATCTGAAGTTACGCTGAACCTTTGGCATTTGCGGCATTACTTCGTCCACTTCGCGCCTGATTACGATATCAGACGTTTGCGAATCGAAATAACTGGCGCGGTCCCGTCGTAATCCGGCGCGGGACAATCGAGCATTCGGGTCCGTGAATGTCTTTACGAATCGAGCGAAGTTCGGGAATCTATCTGGCCGGAGAATATGCAGAGCATTGAAATACTCTGGCAGATTATTCTTGAATGGAGTTCCAGACAATTCCAATACGTGCTTACAATTCGCTGCCTTATCCAACAGGAATCTGCCACGCTTGGAATTACCAGCCAATCCAGCTTTGACCATCTGAACTTCGTCCAGAATAATCAGGTCAAATGAATTCCAGATTGAGTCATCCCATTTCATACGCCATGTCATATCGTATGACATTACCGTAACTTGGAATCCATCAATCGGCTTCTGTTCAGGCTTTGAGATTACATGCGCCATCAATTCCAGCTTAGACCAGCGCATGTATTCACGGGCAATCTGGAGCTTTACCGATGATTTGGTAATTACCAGAATCCTATTGACCATTCTCGCACGATACGCTGCAATGCTGGCGTATATTGCTTGAATTGTTTTCCCCAATCCCATTTCGTCCGCGATAAGGCATCGCAGACCAGAATTCATAGCGAATCGAATACCATCCTTTTGGAATGGGAATGGTGATTTGCCATCCATCGACTGCCATGTATCTAGGAATGTATCCAAAGTATCGACAAACGGCGCGGCATTCTGGACGGTATGCCCACACTTCAAAGAATAAACCCAAACTTTATTCTTTTTGTCGATTTCGACTTGGAACTTGCCGACCAATTCACTGCCAACCATTGTCCCGCCATTATCGGCAGAACAATTCGGACAAGTGAATTTCTCAACGTCAGCGTCGAGAATGATTGGAGCCGAATCAGCCATCTTATTTCTTTCCCTTATTCAAATGGGCTTCGGCTTCCTCGCGTGTCATTCCCAGGTAATTCATCAGCTTATCGATATCTGACGAACCACCTTTCTTTTTCTTTTCAGCTTCGGCAATCGCCAGCTTTTCAGCGTCCAATTCAGTCTTACGCTTTACTTTGAACGCTGAATCTTTCAGCTTTTGCTTTTCTTTCTCAGATTTCGACTTGGATTCGATTCTCTCAAGCCGAATATCATCAGCAGCGCGCTGGCGGATTTTGCCGATTTGCACAATCAATTCCAGTTCCGAAATCAACTGGAGCAAATCGTCGTCGGACATTGAATCCGCGCGTGGCTTCTCACGGTTATAATGCGTCATGAATAATTCTTCAGACGACATATGACCGTATGACCTGAGAATGCGGAATTGTTCAGCCGATACATTCGGAGAATCCGATACGGCGGAATCTGGCGCGGCTGGCGCTGTCTCTGTGGCGCTGGTAGTAGTGTCTACCGTCGGCGCGGTGCCATTGGTAGGCTCGGCTGATACTGCTGATTCCAATCCTGGAATTGAATCAGGATTCGGAATTTCGTCCGGTAGAATCTGGACGGTCCCGTCTGATAGCGTGACGATTCGCATTAGCGATTGAACTTTCCGCCGAGATAAATCGGCTCGAAATCGACCAGATTCTTTCTTTCTTCGCGGACATCTTGAATCGTCCGACGGAGAATCAACAGCATGACCTTTTCACGTTCGGTCAATTCCACGGCATCCAGCGAATCTCCGAGAAATTCGCGGAATCCATCCTGCAAAAGATGCTCGATTCGATGCTGTTGCATCCGACGACCATCCATATGGATTTTGGTTCGGATTTGTTCAGCGTATTCCTGAGCTGATTCTGCCATTTACATTCTCCAGATTGATTCGGCGCAATCATTCGGCCAGCGCCGACGGCCACAGTCTACCAGTGCAAATCCTATGCCCGGAATGAACCACTATCCATTGGGTGTCGGGAAATTGACACACTAGATATTGGGGTATCAATCCATTATTCTGGATTAATCCAAAAAAGCGAATCCAAGAATCCGAATGTGTCCACTTTTGAGGACAGTCACTGAATTATTCTTTGGATTTATCTCCAAACATCCTATCTACCAAATCATCTATGTCTGGTAGTTCAGGATTCTCACTGGATGGAATCACTTCACCGGATGCTACCTTACGAGCATACTCAGCTTGCATTCTATCCATTCTAGACTTCTCAATAAACGCTTTGAATTCTTCATCAGCTAACCATTTGGAATTCAATTCATTCTTGATAAATCGCTGAAACGCTCCGAAGTGGCGCGGACAAATAGCCTGTTCAATTCCCTCAATTGTTACTAGTCTTACTTGAAAGAGTTTGATTTTGCGGCATACGCAGCATCGTTTGGTTAAGCAAACCTCACAATACATATGGTCATTTTGGCGAGGCGGATTCGGACCTTTGCAAATCCAACACTTCCGCATAAGAGTTTTCTTACCAAAAAAGCTACGCTTTGCCATTTGATTTGTCCTCTAGCTTTTCAATGATGGATATCTCTTTAGAATTCATATCCCCAGAATCAGACTTGCCATGTTCTCTGTGCCACTTCTCCCATTTCATTCTATTTCTCTCAATTATCCTCTCATCTCGCTCGATTTTCTTCTGTGCTTCGGATTTCTTAGGTCTGTATTTCATTAAAGTATCCTTAGATATATCTTACACGCGAGGGGTCTACCCTGTAGAGTATAGCAGGAGTCAGGCGTAAGGTCAAATGTATCAAGGGAATAGAAGCGAGGGATATATCCACAATGCCCTGCATTCGCGTGAGTGTGGGTTTGTGGTTTTGATTCTTGTAATACATAAATAATATATATATATATAATAATAAACAACCGAACGAACGCACCCGCGCGAACCTAGGAAAGAAAGGATACAGGAGTCTAAACTAAGTAGTGGAATAGCAAGGGTTTAGGCTAGACTGGTATAGGACGCTTGGCATATGACCCTGCAATTTAATTATTCTTTTTTAATTATCCTACGAATCAACACTAAGCAATGAAGCTGTGCTAAAGACGACACTAAGCAATGAAGGTTTTGATTCCTGGGTATGGAATGATAGGATGGAATCAGTGGATAGAATGGATGGCCTGTCCTGAATAGGTGACAGGAATCGGTCAGGCGAATCGGTCAGGGGTAGCACGGACAGGGGTATTGACAACCATCGCGGGATATGAGACACTCTCTGTGTCGGCGCGAATGCCGACAGAATGATTCGGGAGAATCAAACAATGGCTAGAGTAAAGGTCGATTGGTCGAAAGTCACGATGTCCGGTCCCGTCGGCGCGGCGAACCTGATTCCCACGCTGGTCGAAGTGATTCGCAATCTGGTAATCACTGGCGCAATCAAGACGAAGATTGCGAAAGTCACGCTGACCGTCGGAGAGGATGACGCTGCCAAGCAATACGGCGCGGAATACCTCAAGATTGATTCCGCCAGCGATGAAGCTGTCGATTCGATTCTCGCCGCAATCAAGCTGTCCGGTAAGGCCGTCGTAATCGAATCGTGGAATAGCATTCAGCGTGATTCCAAGCTGGCGTATCTCGCTGGCGCATTCGGTGACGTCAGCAAGGCAATCGAAGATGCGACTGACGTTCTGGTTGAGAAGATGGGAATGGACCGGGACGAAGCCCGCGCATTCGCAATCAGCCAGCGTGAGAAGAACGGAATGCGCGTCAAGTAACATTCCGCCAGCGTCTTACAAAGGCCGGGATTCCTGAAAAGGGTTCCGGCCTTTTCTTTTACCTGCCAAACTTCAGCCAGGCATCGCCCGATGCACCGCGCGGCTGATACCCCTGTCATAACCAGCCAGCTTTGATTGCCTGTCTCATAATAGACCATTCGATTGTAAGTGATTGATTCGCTTGAATTTATTCCGCGTTTATTATCGCACAGGAATAATCCTGTGGGTGGCGGCCCCACGCCTACCCGTATGAACCCGTTTTGGAGCCTCATAATCGGCCAAAAATGCTGGAGTCTCAATCCCGGTATACATTAAAATTAATTAAGAGGCTCCCCCGGAATGTGCAAAAAGCCCAATGTTTTGGGGCTTGACTTGCCTCTAAAGGTGTGGTATGCTTCACTCCAAGGAAAGCTGTATGGGAATTATCTCACGAGAAGAAATGGAGCGGCGATTATCTGACCCACTTAACTTATTAGTTATGAGGGAATCACTGCGCCAGAACTCTGGGAGTCCCGTTCCATCGGCTGAAGTAAATGAAATTATAGAACACAAACGAAGTGGCTCCGGTCGGACTCCTGGCAAATTAAATAGAACTGATGAAGATAGATTAGCTATTGGAGAATTGGCTACTCTGGTTGGCCCAACTGAAGCGGCTGATTTAACCGGAGCCTCGGTGAGCCAAGCTCATTCATATTCAAAGGGATTCAATACTTCAGGGCATAGAAATCCCAATGCGGCTTTGGGAGAAGCCGTAGAGAACTCTATTGAAGCTGTAAAAGAGCGAGCAATCGCTAAAATCTTGGAGTGTATGGAAGTTATCTCCAAGGAAAAGTTAGATGTAATGTCCCCTCTGGCTGCTTCCCAAGTGGCCGTTAACTTATCTAAAGTCTCACCTAATCTAGAGAACAAAGTGCCCGGTGGAATCAATACCACAAATCAGGCTACTGTTGTAATCTACTCACCTCCAGTCTCTGAAGAATCACGTTACAAGACTATTAAAGTGTCATAGCCGCAAAGTGCGCGGCTTGACCACATAAACATCCTAAGCAGTATCGGAGCGGGCAATGCTAGGGAAAATAACCCGGATATTAGAATCCAAAGGGTTCGGGTTCATCTGGTCTGTAATGGAGGAGAAGCATTTCTTCTTTCATAAAGATACTGTGTCTCCTGAATCTCCTATTCCTTTTGAGAAGATGAAAGTCGGTAACACAGTCTCGTTCGAGCCATCCTCAAAGATTATCAATGGAAATGAGAAGGGCCGAGCTGAGTCTGTAGTTTACCTAAATTAATGCCATGTCTAAATCAGACAAGTCATTCCTTAGAGGTGGTATCATTCCTGGATTATCATCCCATACTAAAGGCCATTCCTCTAAAGGGCATCAGACCCATCATCCAGTCGAAGCGGCAATTAAACCTGGTAAAGGATTTAAGGGTTTTAAGTTTCCATCTCCTAAGCATCATAAGTAATCTCTAAGGGTTACAGTGGCATTACAAGAAGTAATTGAGAATGGAAGGCTAGTCCAATTCTGGAAGCCTTTTAAGACTCAAGAGGATTTCATTAAGATACCAGATACTGTCGAGGAGAGATTCTTCGGTGGTATGGTAGGCGGTGGTAAGACTGATATTCTAATCTATATGCCAGTGGTGCGGGGCTGGTATAAGAATAAGAACTTCAGAGGATTACTTATACGTCGCACTTATAAACAGCTTGAGAAGTCTATCATACCTAGAGCTAATGAAATCTATAAGAAGCTAGGTGCAACGTATAACATTAACGAGAAGAAGTGGTCATTCCCTAGTGGCGCAATCATTTGGTGCACATATCTAGAGAATCGTAAGGATGCTGAAGCTCACGATACTAACGAGTATCATTACATTGGCATAGATGAATTAACTCACTTTGAGGAATTCCTCTATATGTATATGATGTCTCGGCTTCGTTCCACTGACCCAACTCTACCAGCTATTCTAGCATCTGCTAGTAACCCTGGAAATATTGGGCATGGTTGGGTTAAGAAAAGATTCATTGACCCAGAGACTGAAGGCCACGTAATTATCCACGACTTACGCACTGATACCAAGCGGATGTATATTCCGTCGTCTATACGGGATAACAAATACCTGATGGAGACTGACCCTGGGTATTTGAATAGACTTGAGAATTTACCAGAAGCGGAACGTCGAGCTAAAATCTATGGGGATTGGGATGCATTCACTGGACAGGTGTTCGATGAATTCATTCCGATGCCAGACCCATTTGATAAGACTCGGCCCTATCACGCTTGCAAGCCGTTTGTCATCCCTCCATATTGGCCGAAATTCGTATCGATTGACTGGGGCCATCAGCATCCAACTGCTATTCTTTGGGCTGCATTGTCTCCTGATGGACGGCTATACATATATCGGGAATTTCTCAAACACAAGCTCAAGGTATCAGTTTGGGCCAATGAGTTTGCTCAACTATCTGAAACAGATGGAGCTTTTCAGATTCTTAAGATGGACCCTTCGGCTTGGCAAGAGCGCGGAACTGAGAATACAATCCAGCAAGAGTTTTCTAAGTATTCTGGTTATGTAGTATCTAAAGCTGATAACGATAGGCTCGGCGGTAAGATGCTTATCCATGAATACTTAAGGACTAAACCATTACCCACACGTAAAGCAGATACCTCTCTATTCTCTAAAGAGCACGCTGAAAGAATCCTTAGAACATCAGGCGAAGCGGCATACAATACATACTTAGATTTGTTTGTGGAGCAGACTCCTGAACTTAACTTACCAAAGTTACAAATCTTCGAGACTTGCACTAATCTAATCCAAACTCTCCCACTATGTGTATATGATACTGATGCCCACGGTAAGAAAGCTGAAGATGTAAAGAAGTGGGATGCACAAGAAGATTCCCAAGGTGAGTTATCTTTGGGAGATGATTTATATGACGACCTTCGCTATCTATTAAAGGGTGTAGATAAGTATCTAGAGGATTCTAAATCAGGCCAAGCTACTGCTGTTAAAGAGGCACAAATCTATGAGCGACTCAATCAAACCGGCGACCAAACTGAATTTCAGAGAAGCATGGAACGTTTTGATAAACAAGAAAGTGGCAGTCTCTCTTTCAGACTTGCAAAAAATAAATACCAGGTTCGTAGACCTAGATACTGATGTTAGTCAACACAGTTTACTAATGACTGCAATGGAAGAAAGAT